GGTCCATCTCTTCCGCGGCGAGGATAGCCGTGTCGCGCTTCAGGAGCTTCAGGTTCACCCGGAGCCCAGTTCGAGCTTCTAGCCGCACCCCGATGCGCTCGCTCGTAGCGTCGTTCGAAAACGGCGCCGACTCAGTCGACGGTGGCGAAAGAGGCCCTTGGATGGGGGGCTGCAGTCTCGGCGCTCTCGGTGTGATCTTCCTCTCCGCGGGTGTGGCGGGGATGTCATCCGGTCTCGGCATTCTGAGCGCTGTACCGGCGAGCGTGAACCGCCGTCCGCCCGACGCTTCGACGTTGTAATAGACCACGCCGGTCTTGTCGCTCATCCCGTACACGCCGCGGACTGTCACGCGTTCTCCCGGATTGATCGCCGCCTTGCTCCCGCCGGTGTACCGGACGACTACCCCGTTCCCGTAATCACGCGCGGCCTCGGCGCGCCGAGCGTTCTCCGGAGTTCTCGAGAAGTCCGGAACGCCCAACCCTCCGCCGCCCGCCCCAGCGTCGGTCCACCGCCCTCGCTCGTCGCGGAGCTGGTCCTCGCTGTACTTTTCTACGGAGACCGCACGACGCAGGTGATAGACGCGCTTCATGAGCTGCCGCCTGGACCGGATCCAGTCGTCGTCTTCTCCGAACACGCCGCGCGCGAAGGCAAGCGCGGTGATGACGTCTGCGCCCTCGACGTTGACGACCTGGCGGGCGAACGCCTCGACCGTCGGGGCCCCCGGTGCGGACGACTTCGCCTTTCCCTCGCTGTCGACGACGTGGTGGAGGACGCTGCACCGGCAGTTGATGATCTCCTCCGGGCTGCCGGACGGGTCGCCGGGGTACATCAGCAGGTCTCCTCCGACCTCGAACGGCTCGTCCAGAGCGACGGTCTGCCCGTCTGCGTCGGCGTGGTCGTCGCGCGTCCTGTCGTCGTCCAGAGCGAGCCACTCCTTCTCCATCTCGACGCCGGAGTCAGCGGCGACGTAATGCTGCGCCCAGTTCGTGGCCGAGCCGACCTCGGTCCGCGCGATGACCATGCTCCGGTTGGGGATGACGTCCTCGAGGTAGAACTTGTCGATCCGCTTGGCGAGTTGCGCGAGCGTCTCTCCAGCCGCCGTCCCGCGGGCGATCTCGATGGCGATCTTCTTCCTGCTCGACTCGGTGATCCCGGTGATGCGTTTGCCCGCGTTCTCCCGGAGCCACTCGTCGATCGGGGCGCCAAAGTCGTAAGCCTTCGCCTTCTGAGTCCCGCCATTTTGGCGCGATTTTTGGCGAGATAAGGCGCGCGCATGTCCGGTGGCCCAATCCCCCCACGACTTCGCTGCGTCGCCCCAGGCTGACTCGTAAGCGTCCCTCAAGTCGTGCTCGAGCGATTTGATCGCCGGGTCGGCCTCTCGGCCAGCCCCGACTGCCTGGACGACGTGCGCGCGCTCCTCGCGGAAGTACGACCTGATCACGTCCGCGGCCCGATGCTCCAAGATCGTCCTTCGCCGGTCCACTGCCCGCTTGGCGACCTCACGATCTCGCACGCCTCCGCCCTTGACGATCGGACCCGCGGTGTCGCGCTCGGACAGGAACTCCATGGTCGCAAATAGCTTGCGGTGGGCGGCGGACTTGCGGAACATCTCGGGGATCATCACGATGCCATTCTACCCCAGCTTTCCGTTCGCCAGCCCCCGCGCCGCGATCGCCGCCCACGCCACGGCGAGCACGGCGGCGGGCCACGCGCCGTGCGAGTACGAGTTCGCGGCCATGCAGGCTCCGGCCAGCAGGTTGAAGGCGTGGAACGCGCGGAGCGAGATCCGACGCGACGTGAACCCGAGGTAGCCCGCGATGCTCGCCGTGAACCCGACCCAGCCCAAGGCTTCCACGAGAGCGCTCACGGCGCCTTGTGCTCCGAGGTCGTGAGCGTCTCCCCGCCCAATGATTCGCCGTCCTGCTGGGCGACGACCCTCTCGACCAGCACCTCCGGCACGACGGAGTAGATCAGCTCATGGGTCTGCATCCCCTCCCTCGGGGGGTCCGCGCCGATGCTCTGCTGGAGGTAGATCACACCGTCCTCGATCTTCTCGATCACCCCGCGCTCCTCCCACTTAGCGAGTCCGGCCTTCCCCTTCGGCACGTCCGAGTGGTTCTCCACGTCCATCGATGTGAACCGGAGGGACTTCGGGTCAACCCAAAATAGCCGCACGTTCTTCCCGATCAAATGCCTCGGAATTTTCATGGGGATAGCTCCCCGGCGTTCATGAACTCCAGCATGGAGAAAACCCGGACCACCTTGCGAGAGCCCCCGTTTGACTGGTTGTATGGTCTGTCAAGAAGATAGGAGCGCGTCTTGCCCCTCGTGTGCCACGCAACCATCCAGGCGTTCTCCGCTTTATCGTCGATGGACGCGTGAGCCTCCAGAGCGCCCGCCGCTTCCCCCTTCCACTTGCTTATGATCACGGTCGGGTTCAAGATCCCGAAGTGGCGCCGCAGCCACGCCTCGGTCTGAATCTTCGCGGTCTCACCGACGCGCGCGGTCACGAAATAGACGGTGTGCCTTCCGCAGAGGTCTCTCAACCGCTCGGTCTCTTCTCCAGTGACCAGCGGCGGCACGTTATACCACCACGACGGGTCAGACTTCACGACCCTCCACAGGTAGTCTTGCTGGTCCTCTGTCAAGTCTCCCTGGGACCAGTTGTCGTACTGCGGGTCGCCAGTCTTGTAGATCTCGACCCCGTAGAGGCCGTTCGCCAGCGTCCGCCAAGACAGCATGAAGTCCGCCAGGCAGCCATCGATGTCGATCATGATGACCTTCTTGAGCGCGTCGCCCCGAGGACGGGCAGCGGGCCCGTCGCCATACTTCTTCATCTCGAGAGTTTCCATTCCCCGTCGATGATGTTGATCAGGCTGCGCTTCCCGTTGGGGTAGATGACCGCGTGCGTGTGCAGCCACGCGCTCGGCTGCCCGGACGCGTAGGTCAGGTCCAGCCGCGACGAGGTGCCGACCTGGTAGGCGCCGTCCATGATGCCGGGCGCGTGCGTGTGCCCGATGATGGACTTCACCCCGATCTTGCCGAACGACTCGCGGGACCCCTTCTTTCCGCCCGAGAAGCGGTCGCCGTGATACGAGACCTCGATGCCTCGAATCTGGTGCGGCTGGTCACGGCGGAGGAACGTCGTCTGCCCCGCCGTCTTCAGGAGCTTGCCGCCCCAGTACGCGAACGCGTCCTGGACCGCCACGCCCGACGGCGTCCACCCCGTGTTCTTTGACCGGATGATCGCGAGGTACGTCTCCGCCCAGAACATCACGTTCTCGGGGTCGCGGCGCGGGTCGGTGTTCTCGACCCATTCCCGGAGCCATTCGGTGTGGTTCGACGGGACGACGATGTTCCTGGCGTCGGCCGGCGTCACCTGGTCAATGAACGCGAACGTCCGACGCAGCTCCGCCTCGACGTTGCTCCGCCCGTCCTTGTGCCTCACGTAGTCGTGGAACGCCCGGCCGCGCTCGTGGTGGTTTTTCGCGGTCCCGTCGTGCACGTCGTGCCAGACTAGGTTCTCGGGCCGCAGGAACTTCACCATGGAGTCCGGAGCGGTGAACGTCGCCTTCACCACGCTCGGGTCGATCACCTCGACGTGCGTGTCGCCCATCACCAGCGCAGGCACGCGCCTGTAGCGCGTGACGCTCTTCCCGTTGTACTCGTGCAGGAGGTCGCAGAACGCGCCGTCCCTCGTCATGTTGATCTGCCGGATGTGAAAGTGGCCGCCCTCGATCTCGACAACGCACGCGCCGAAGGTGTGGTGGTGCTCGCCCTTCTTGCCAGCCTTCGACGGGATGTAGTTCTTCTTGGTGATAGCACCCGTCGTCGTGAGGATCTTCGGCAGCTTCTCCTGTGGCGTCGGCACGGTCGTCAGCTCCAGCTTCGGGTGTCCGATGATCCCGGACTGCGGGCCCGTGATCGTCTCGAACCCCTCGAGAGGTCGCGCGGCGGTCGGCTGCGTCATGATGTCGGCGAGGAGGATCAGGTGCTTATTCAGGTACACACGAGCGCTGATGAGGTACGGCAAGACCTCCGCGGTCCACCAGTCGTCCTGCTGCGCCTTCTTGCTCCACGTCGACGTCGGGTTCTTGTACCGATACGGAACGACGAGGAGCTTCGCGCCGGTGTGCTTGCAGTACGTCAGGAGAGACTGAAACCCGTTCCCGTGGATCGGCGTCGCGTTCTGCGCCGCGGTAATGACATAAATCATCTTCTTCCCGCGGCTCGCGATGATCTCCCGCTTGAGCTCCTCCGACCTGGCCTTCGGAACCCCGCACATCACCTCAAGCTCAGCGCCGATGGCATCCGTCCCGTGCCACCCGCAGTCAAGTTTCTGCTTGCTGCGGTGCCCGAACCGAATCTTTCCTCGAAACGATGACTTCCGGTACACCGGCTCCGTGCACTCGGGGCAGTACGTGTTGTGCTCCGGCTCCCGCGCGCGCCACCCGTGACCGCGACCCGTGGCTACAGTCATGTCGTCTCCATTGGTGTTATCCGCTAGACGTTCAGGTTATCCACTTTTCGCGGCGATGTTCGGCTTGTCGTCGCGCGCCGGTCCGGCCGCCTGCGCAGCATTCGGTCTGCCTCGACCTCGGCGCGGCCTCTTCGCGGGGGGTTGCTCCGAG